CTTGCTGCGTCACCTAGAGACTTTGTTTGAAGAATTGCATCATGTAAAGCATCAGAAACACCTTTTCCAATATCATCACCTATTTTTTTAAAAGCTTCACTTATTTTATTTGTTGTATTTTCAATATCTCCAGTTGCATCATCAACTTGTTTTAAAACGGCAAGACGTTCATTAAGTAAAGTAATTGAAGTTTTTATATTTTCAATTTGTTTTAATCTAAAAGCACTACCTCTTTTTAAAGACTCTAAGACTTCTAATCTAGAATTTAAAGTTTGTAACGCATTATTTATTTCTTCCTTTGTGCCTTCTTTAATAACATTATTGAGCTTTTTTTGCTCTTTTCTTTTTTTAATAATTGCAGTTGTAACAGCCCCAATACCTGTTGCAAGAGCTACAAACGGTATTGCGTTCATAGCAGCACCAAAAATAACAGCAGCTCCTCCAGCAGCTATAAAACTAGCTTTGGCGGCAATCAGGGCAACAGCAGCACCTTTAGCGGCAAGAGCTATTCCAGTAAATATCAATGCAGTTTGACCAACAGGCGAATTTACAAAATCTGTGGCAGCTTCAGTAATTTCTGTAAGTGCTTTTACTACTGGTATCACAACAGGCATCAAAGATTCACCAAAAGCCCTGCTAAGGTTTTCTGTTTCATTTGATAAATTTTTAAATACTTGAGTTGGGTCATTTGCTATCAACTCTTTTAATGATGCACCACCATCTTTTTCGATTTTGCGTAAAGCTCTTAAAACAACCTCACTGGTAATTTTTCCTTGTGATGCAAATTTTTTAAGCTCACCTACAGTCGTATCTAATTCATCAGCAACTGGAGCTAAAAGTGTTGGAATCTGCTCTGATATACTCCTAAATTCATCACCTTGTAATCTGCCTGAACCAAGTGCTTGTGCTAACTGTCTAAATGCGTTTGATGCTTCAATAGTTGATGCTCCAGCTAGTTTAGCAGCGGTATTAAATCCAAAAAATGTACTTTTTATATCTTCTACTCCCACATTCAAAGGAGCTAATCTTGCTGTAATATCTGTAATTCCCTCTAAAGCTTCAGTTGCACTTAAGCCAAACGCTTTCTGAGCATCACTAGCAATTTCCTGTGACCTTGCAAAAGTACCAGATGCTTTTGTTAGAAGTCCTAATCTTACATTTAACTTTTCAAAATTTGCTGCTGTTCTTATCGCTTGAGTACCAACAACAGCTATTCCTGTTGCAGCAATAATATTTCTAAGACCATTGAATGAATTTTGTAATTGATTTGTTTTTTGCTGAACACCATTTAATGCTCTTGTCGCACCACTGGCATCAACTCTTAATCTAACAACTGCCTCTGCCACAAATTTATAAAACCTTTAATTATATATTACCTTGAATTGTGTTTTTGTCGTTGCAAGGCTCTTTTTTGTTGTTCATGTTTGTTTTCATAATATGCCGCCCAAAGAATTAATTCTTCTTCAGTAATAGATTTTCTTAATTCTTGTAATGTCTTACCTAATTCTGTTGCTAGAAAAAATTCAAAATTTAACCAATTATCTCTCTTTATTACTTTTTTGCTGCATCAAGCTCAAGCTTAATATCCATCATAAACAACTCTAAATCATTTAAAACACTTTCTGGCAAAAACCTTTTTAAAGTTTCTGCGTCAGCAGATGCAAAAGCTTTTGTTCCATCTTCATTTTCTGCAAGTTGACAAAGAATCCTTGTTGATATTGCAAGAGCATCATCAGTACCAGCCGCAGTTTGGGCCTGAATCCTATCGTGTCTTGTAAGTGGCGGGAAATATAATACTTTCAACAATTCACCGTTTGGCTTTTTTAGTTCAAATTTTCTTCTTACTGTCATAACATCACTAAAAGCTTCAGTGATGAGATCTACGTTTCTTTTTGTTGTCATGAGTTAGTTGCGAGGTACTCTTTTAAATTTACTATATAGCTGAAGTAATGGCACCACTTGTTATAAATGAGATATTGACCTCTTGAATTTCACCAAGAGTTGCTCCATATTCAGCATTTGTAACAATTCCAGAAAATCCAATTTTTTTAGCTGATTGTGCAGAGTCTGGGAAAAGTTCAAACAAAGCATCTGCTTGATCGCCTGTTATAAGCACATCATCAATGAATGCTTGATAATCTGAGTTGCCAGATGGATTATATAGCAAAGTTGCAGAGCCTTCACCAGAAATAAGACCACCAATAAAACTTTTAGAAGTGTCTCCCATTTTTGTAGTCTCCATTGTGTCTTTAGAAACAGATAAAGACCATGATCTTAAATCGCTTACATCTGCTTCAGTACCAGCAGCATTGTGGAACATAATTTTTCCAACATCACCTTTTACAGCCATAACAAAAAAAGTATTTATCTAATATTAACCTTTTTCAGTCTTTTTTACACCCTTTTTAGTTTTTTTATGATTCTCATAGTATTTTCTGCACTCAGGATCCCAGTAATTTGCTTCCCTTCTACCTTTGACGACTTCAATAGCGTCTAGCATTTCTTCTGTTATTTCAAGTTTTGCCATGATTAAAGATCCTCATATATTTCAAAAGTTATCCTGATTTGAGTTTGAAACTTTCCTTGAGGACTCGAAGTTAGAACCTCTGGCCCTATTGGAGAATCAAAAATAACATTAGAAACTGTAATATTATTGTAAAGGTCTCGCAGTCTTTTGCCAATTTTGAAATTTGCACCAGCTCCAATTCCTTCTTCAGTAAAAATATTGATTGTCGTTAATCCAACAATACTATTTGTGGAGTTACCAGAACCTCCCATAGTTAAATAGCTTCCTGAACCAAAACTTGTGACACACTGTACAAACGTATCTTCAGCATTTGAATCAAAAGTCATATTGTTAAAGACAACTGGAATTATTGGTGCAGCGGCAAGTTCTGTTGCCAACCTAGACTCTATTGTTGATCTAACAGTATTCAAATTTGTTGCAGCCATTTAGATGCCCCTCCTAAGTTGTTGCATGACATATTGCTCAAGTTCCTTACCTATAAGCTCAGGAAAGCCAGCGACTGTGTTTTGTCTTGTTCTATATTGACCACGCCATGATGGTGGTAAATTAATTCCAAAGCAAACTGGTTCAGCATATTCAACATTCGTAAAAACTTCACCTTGAAACTTTCCAATTTTTGTTTGCCATGATCCACGAAGTTGACCACCAGTTTCACGATCTAATAAAGCTTTTCTAAAGGGAACTACTTTACCATTAGGCAATGTAAAGAAATTGGGTATTGAATCTAAATCAGGATAATTGTCTAAAGAAAAAACTGGTGTTGCTTTTTTTACTCTTGCTGTCCACTCGAGAGTTGTAGCCCTGACAAGATCGACAACAAGGTCTTCAAAAAAATCACCAATTTCTGTTACTTTGATCTGTCTTGCCATAATTACCTCAAAATCAAGTCAAAACTTATCGGAGTATTGTTTTGTTCGTTAATTATTATTTGTATGATTTTAAATTCAATACCACTAATAACTACATTATCTTTTGTTGTTGGAACAAAGGTAATATCGCCAGCAGATATTGTGAGAACTCTATCTTGTGACTCTATTAAATCATTTACTTGATTTCTAGATACATTTCCTAAAACTCCTTTAATTGTGACTGTGCTTTCATTTTTAAAGAAAGTACCAGAACTTGCGTCATATGTACCATCGGTAAATCTTTTTATTGTCACATCACCACCAAGCTTTTTAAGTGAAGCACTAGCAGCTTTTTTTAGAGCTTTAGCGAGACTCATAAGTAATAAGCAATGACTTGACCACTTGCAAGCGTAATACTTGTAATTACTCCACAAACTTCTGTTGAAGCTTTCATTTCAATACCATTAATTGTTGAAGATCCATTTTCTGTAATGTTTTCAGCAACAAAAGTAGCTTCCGAATCTTTTAAAGCATGAACTTTACCGAATCTGCCTGTGTGTGCAGATGTATCAGTAATAATTAACGCTGCTGGATAATCTGCGTACATTTAAGACCTCTTGATTTGTAAGTTTGC